CACGGGTTTATGGCCGACTTTCCCGGCGTTCAGTTTTACGACTACACCAAGATTGTGAAACGTGCTTATGCAGACTTGCCGCCTAATTATCATCTCACCCTGTCATATTCAGAAGCTAATGAGGAATATGCGGAACGGGTGGCAATGGCTGTTGCCGACACTGGCCGAAATATGGCTGTTGTATTTCGTAACCGGGACACTATCCCGGCGACGTTCCGCAACTTCACGGTTATTGACGGTGACAAGGATGACTTGCGCTTTTTAGACAGGCAAGGGTGCGTTGTTGCCCTATATGCCAAGGGTGCCGCCAAGAACGACACAACAGGTTTTGTTGTGGCTTAAACTATCCACAAACACATTTAACCCGGTTGCAGATTGCGCCGGGTTTTTTGTTGTCTAAAATGAGTCTTAGCCATGCCTAACATTCTTAGGTCAATCTAACATTGTTAGGCGTGTCTAACATTATTAGGTCAGGCTTGCTGCCTCATCTGGGTATCCAGCCCGGTCATGTTCCGTCCCCAAATAAATCTTGTTCCGTCCTGTTCCGCACATTATGTGTCGCTATCAGGACATATCCTGTTCCGTTTCTGTGAGACAACAGGGTCAGATTACGAAAGGAGACTATATGGAAGAGGACTTTACAGAGTACGAACAAACCTTTACTAAATGTTTCTTTGACGAAGAGATGGAGAATCCAGACGATGTATCGCCCATTCAACCCGATTGCCAAACCAATTCTTGTTCCCATCACACAGGCTATCCGCAACGAGCGGATGCACCTTGACGATGAGGAGTGGGATACAGGTGTCCGTCCTGACCCGTGGTACCTCAACTGGCTCCTTCAGGAACAGGAGCGTGGTGTCACTCAGATTTTCAAAGATTGGGAGCTTGTATAATGCAGCATGAATCAGAACCTAAAGTCGAACACGCCAGTGCAACAGTAGAAATATGGCAGCCAGTAGGGGGGTGCGTTGAAAACCTTGTGGCTTGGTCTTGTTTTCATTGGGATGTGGCAAAAGATTGGGCTGTGTTTGTTGCAGAAGTAACAGACATGGCTGACAAAATGCTGTTGAACAATGACCCATATGAAAACGCTTATATTGTTATGCGGTTCACAACTAAACAGTGCAAAATCTACAGTAGAGTAGAGGGGTAATGATGAAGACAGTAAATGAAACTGTAGTCGAGACAACAGAACAGCGTCTTGATGCCCGTATCGAAAGCTACATGAACTCGTACCCACGACTTGGGTACGGGACTTATCTTGTTCGGAAGGAGCAAGTGCTGCCTGATCGGTGGGTTGCTACCTTTTCACGACAATCTTCTTGTGACTAACTATCCACCCATGCAATCATGTTCCGATCTAAACATATGGAGATGTGAATGAAATACGTTTACAGGAAGATTCCGCTTGTGGGTGAGATTTATCTTGAATATTGTTCCGACAATAGCCCACTCTGGGATAACGAATGGTGCTGTGGTGAATTTTTTGGTTGCTACTGGAAGGTTCGCCTAATATATACACCTATAAAAAGAAACCGACATGGTAAAACCAATGATAAGGGAAAAGGAAGTAACAGCCCCTCTCTCGCAGTTATTGACGGTGATAGAACGGTTCAGGGAGATGGACACAGAAATGCAGACGCAAACAGTAGCAGTGTTTCTCTGTGTTGCAAAATCGCCAATGCCTATTCGTATGTCTGTGATTGCTGACGAAACTGGATTGGCACAATCAAGCATAAGCCGGAATGTCGCTCTGCTTAGTCAGTGGTCACGGCATCAGGTCAAAGGGCAGGGGTTACTAGAAGCCTATGAAGACCCCACAGAACGCAGACGCAAGCTCGTAAGGCTAACCAAGAAAGGAGAGAAGTTTGCGAAATCAATCGCTGATATGTGTAACCATTAAGGAGATACCTTATGCCAGTACGTCAACGAGGTAGCACATGGCAAGTCGATGTCCGTAAGAAGGGCGTCAAGTTTCGCCATGCGTATGCCACACAAGAACAGGCCAATGTCATGTTGGCTAAAGTCGAGGAAGCCATTAGTCTTGGCAAGGCTCTGCCTGATGCTGAAGACTGTAATGATGGATCAGCCATGACCATTGCTACCCTTTTAAGGAAGGCACACGACAGGTATTGGAGTGACGACAAATACGGTTCTCGTAAACTTGGGATGATCAATGAAATCATTTCTTTTGTTGGCGAGAACAGAGCGTTGTCTAATCTCAATCTTGAATTGATAGATGAATTGGTTGCCCATTGGAGAGGCAAACAGAACTCCAATGGAACCATCAATCGCAAGCTCAGTATCCTATCCAAAGCTAGTACCTTTGCCGCACAGCGTGGGTGGCTAGAAGCCAAGCCCAAAATCGAATGGCAGAAGGAGGGCAAGGGTAGGATCAGGTTCGTATCTGAGGATGAGGAAGCCATCATGTCCCGTGTGCTGACACAGATGGGTTACTTCAAGGAGCGTGATGTGTTCATGTTCCTGATAGATACAGGACTGAGGTTGGGTGAGCTAGATGGCCTGAAGTTTACTGACTTGCAGGACAAAAGGCTGACCGTATGGAATACAAAAGCAGACTTACCAAGGACTGTTGTTCTCACCAAGAGAGCCTTGGAAATCTACAATCGTTACGAGGGTGATCTGCGTATTCCATATCACACCCTTCACAAACGCTGGAACAGGATGAAAGTCACAATGGGGCTGGAGCATGATGATCAGTTCATCCCGCACTGCCTCAGACACACCTGTGCATCCCGTCTTGTTCAGCGTGGGATAGCTATCTTGGTGGTGCAGAAGTGGCTTGGTCACAAGACTATTAACATGACCATGCGATATTCTCACCTGTGTCCCACTAATTTTGATGAAGCGGTGAAAGTGCTGGAGCCTACCGTGACACAGGCTGTGGCATAAGTGTGTCACTGAGACAGCAAATACTTGCTATGTCGTTGATATACTTAGGTTCTTTCGGAAGCAATACGAATTGAAATCCGTTCGATCCTAGTATCCACTCCGGCATAGCTTCATGTACAAACCAACAGAGCTAGGTAAAATGCTCACATCCACTCCTGCATACGTTCAAGGGGTGGATGTCACACATGGAGTGAAGCATAAATGGACTATGAAGTTAGTGATACCAACGATCGACAGATCATGTTGGAGAAAGAGATGCGTGAATCTGGAATGTCACGCTACCACAAAAACAACGCCAAGAAAGCTGACCGGGGACAGGAGTCCTCGACAGGTTACGGGCAGCATCTTCTCAGGGCTACGCTTGGTAAACTTGAGGATGCACTAGAGGAGTACACCAAGGACTGCCTAGAGGGTAAGCCCGGCAAGGCTGCATCAGGTGCAGTCCTGTTCTCTCACCTTGAGCCGGGCGTGTGTGCTGTCATCACATTGCGTGTGGTTCTCAACCAGATCACACGGGCAAGGACGTATGCCACATCAGCCATTGCCTTGGGCATGGCGATTGAGGATGAGGTTCGTATCCGTGCCTTTGAGGAGAACAACCCACGGCTTCTCAAGGTGGTGATGAAAGACCTTGAAGCACGGTCATCATCGTACACCTACAAGCGCAGGAAGCTGATCGAAGCTGCCCGGCGTGATGGCATTGAGTGGCAGACATGGACACCACGGGAGCGGCTGCTGGTAGGCAACTCGCTGATTGACCTGACCATCCAGCACACTGGTCTTGTTACACACAAGATGATGGCAAAGGGTGGCAAGACGATCAGGCTGCTGCTGCCCACAGAGACTACGATGGAAGCCATCCGTGATCTCAATGCGTTCAAGGAAATTCTCAAGCCTGAGTTCTATCCCTGTATCGAACCGCCAAAGGATTGGATCAGCCCCTACGATGGTGGCTATCACTCCCACCACATCCGCAACCTGACGCTGGTCAAGACTGACAACCATAACTATCTTGGTGAGCTACGCCACTTTGATATGCCTCTTGTCTACGGTGCAGTCAACGCCATGCAGAGGACAGCGTTCAAGGTCAACACCGGGATACTCAGTGTGCTGCGTGAGGTGTGGTCATCAGGCATGGAGCTTCCCTCTCTGCCACCATCAGAGAACTATCCTATCCCGGCAAAGCCTCTCGACATTGCCACCAACAAGGAAGCAAAGACAGCATGGAAGCGTGAAGCTGTCGTGGTTCACACAGAGAACAATCGGCTGGACTCCAAGCGGCTGCTGCTGCGTAAGACAATCCAGATTGCTGACAAGTTCAAGGATGAGGCAGCTATCTACATGGTCTACCAGCTAGACTTTCGTGGCCGCATCTACGCAGTCCCCGGCTACCTCAATCCACAGGGGCCAGACTTTGCCAAGGCTCTGCTGACGTTCTCTGAGGGTAAGCCGATCAATGAGACAGGTGCCTGTCATCTTGCCATCCACGGTGCCAACTGCTTTGGGTTTGACAAGTGTTCACTGCAAGCCCGTGTCGATTGGGTACAGGAGAATCAGGAACGCATCCTGTCCTGCGCCCGTGACCCACTGTCTGACCTGTGGTGGGCAAAGGAAGCTGACTCTCCGTTCCAGTTCCTTGCCTTCTGTCTTGAGTGGGCTGGCTGGTGTGAAGAGGGTGAAGGCTATATCTCACACCTTCCTGTGTCTGCCGATGGTAGCTGCAATGGACTGCAACATTTCGCAGCCATGCTCCGCTCCACTACGACAGGCAAAGAGGTGAACCTGATCCCAATGGATGAGCCACAAGACATCTATCAGAAGGTGGCTGACCGGGTGACTGCCAAGCTCAAGGACATGGACGATCCTTTCGCTGCCCTGTGGCTGGAGTTTGGTGTCAAGCGTGGGTGTACCAAGCGGCCTTGTATGGTGCTGCCATACGGGGGGCGTCAGTATTCCTTCTCTGACTTTGTGATGGACTACATCGTGGAGCAAAAAGAGAAAGGTAATATGCACCCGTTTGGTGACGATGCGTTCAAGGCATCTACCTTTCTTGCCAAGGTCATCTGGGATTCGATTGGCGAGGTGGTACACGCTGCCACTGATGCGATGGGATGGCTCCAGAAGGCTGCTAGGGTGGCCTCTAGTGAGGGCTTGCCTGTCAGGTGGGATACTCCTGTCGGGTTCCCTGTGCTTCAGGCTTACAAGGCTACCAAGCCCTACCAGATACAGACTAAGCTGCTTGGTACCACGTTCCGTCCGAAGCTGTACAAGGAGACAGGTAAGATTGACAAGAACCGTCAGTCAAATGGCATCAGCCCTAACTTTGTCCACAGCATTGATGCCAGCCACATGATGATCACGATTGATGTGGCGAAGCAGTGTGAAATCTTCAGCTTTGCTATGGTGCATGACTCTTACGGCACCCATGCGGCTGACGCTGAGACTCTCTGGTGGTGTCTGCGTAAGGCGTTTGTCGAGATGTACTCTCAGACAGATGTGCTTGAGGATTTCCGTTCTGATCTGCTTGATGTCCTGCCACCACACAGGCATGAGGAGATCGCTCCTGTCCCCAAGAAGGGCAACCTCGACATAGCCGTTGTCGAGAACAGTCCTTTCTTTTTTGCGTAACTATCCACTCACGCAATTAATACCCACTCCTATAGACCAGCGGAATGTTCTGCTGGTCTTTCTACTGGAGAAAGCTATGGAAGAAACCCTTGATTTCTATGAAGAAACAGGGATGCCAATCCCTATAGATATACAGGTAGAGGCTGTAGAAACCTATGGCTTTATCCTGACAGACAACTATCCACAGGAGGATAATTAGCGAATGGCTAAGAAAGAAAACGTGAGTGTAGTAACTCCGACAGGTGTGGCTATCTATCCACATCTCAACCGTCCTGATGTTTATAAAGACCCCAACACTGGTGTTGAGGGCAAGCCTGAATACAAGGTGAGTCTATCTCTTACTCAAGAAGAGGCTGCACCTATCATCGAAAAGATTGAGGCAGTGAAGCAGCAAGCGATGGCTCTCATCCCGGCAGGGAAGAAGCAGAAGGAAGCTGATGACCCATACTTCAACGAGCTTGATGACGAGAAGCAGGAAACTGGACGGATTGTAATTAAGTTCAAGATGAAAGCTGAGTATGTCAGGGACGGACGCACCGTAACGATGAGTCCAAAGCTCTTTGACGCACAAGGCACGTTGATGTCTGAGTGTGATGACATCTGGGGTGGATCAAAGATCAAGGTATCTGCTGACCTCATCCCTTGGTACATGGCAGGGCCGGGTGCTGGCGTTTCGATGCGCCTCAAGGCTGTGCAAATCATTGAACTTAAAACAGGAGGTGGTGCTAGTGCATCCTCTTATGGATTCGATAGCACGGAAGGCTACACAGCCCCGGAAGAGACAGCCCCGGTCAACGACTTCAGTAACGATGACGAAGATTTCTAGGAAGGATCGTTATCGTAGTGGGCTTGAAAAGAAAGTAGCAGACGAACTGACCCAGCTTGGCGTGGAGTTTCATTACGAACCACCCGGCTGGGTTCAGTACAACAAACCTACTAGCAAGTATAAGCCAGACTTTGTTCTACCCAACGGCATCATCGTGGAAACGAAAGGCCAGTTCCTAAGTAGCGACAGGTCTAAGCACAAGCTCATCAAAGAGCAAAACCCTAACCTTGAAATCAGGTTCGTGTTCTCCAACTCCAAGACCAAGATCGGCTCCAAGTCCAAGACCAGCTACGCCATGTGGTGTACAAGGTTTGGCTTTGAGTACGCCGACAAAAGTATTCCAACGTCTTGGCTGCGTGAAGAACTCAGCCCTAAACAAATGGAGGCGATGCAGTCGCTACTAAAGAAATGAACATGAGAGAATCTACTGATGAGATCATCATCCATTGTGCGGCCACAAAGCCAAGCATGGATACCGATGCGGCAACCATTGACCGCTGGCATCGGGAACGGGGGTGGCTGAAGATCGGCTACCACTATGTAATCAAGCGTGACGGTACTGTGGAAACAGGACGGGAGCGTGATGAGGTAGGCGCACACGCCAAAGGACACAACTCTAAATCAGTTGGCGTCTGCTTGGTAGGTGGGCTGTCGGAAGACAACGAGCCAGAGACAAACTTCACTGACGAACAGTGGGCTAGTCTGGGTACGTTGGTTGACGAACTCACCGCTGCTTACCCTGATGCCAAAGTCATCGGACACAACGATGTGTCTGAGAAGTCATGCCCAACATTTGATGTGGGAGAATGGTATGAGGGATACAGCAACTGATTCAGTTTGTATCCAGCATGAGCCGTGTCCAGCCTGTGGCAGTCGTGACAATCTAGCACGATACTCAGATGGACACGGTTACTGTTTCGGGTGTGAGTATTATGAGAAAGCGACAGAACAAATGGACGAATACGGTGGCACGGACTTTGGCTTCACCTCTGTTTCGCCAGAGGAAAGTGAAGTCAAAGAAAATATATTCACGCAAGGGCAAGTCAAAGCCCTCAACAAACGAGCAATCAACTTAGACACCTGTCAAAAGTTTGACTACCGGGTCAGTCAATATAATGACCGTCCCTGTCAGGTAGCGAACTACTATCACAACCAAAAACTTTTAGCGCAAAAAATTAGGTACCCGGACAAGACCTTCCAATGGATAGGATCGGCACGGGAGGTTGGCTTGTATGGTCAATGGTTGTGGCGTGATGGTGGCAAGATGGTTGTCGTCACAGAAGGTGAGCTTGATTGTCTCGCACTGAGTATGGTGCAGGGTAACAAGTGGCCTGTCGTGTCTGTGAAGAACGGCGCAGCAGGAGCCAAGAAGAATGTCCAGCAGTCACTAGAATGGCTGGAAAACTTTGAGGCTGTTGTGTTCATGTTCGACATGGATGATGCAGGACAGGCTGCTGCAAAGGCGTGTGCCTCTGTACTCAGCCCCGGCAAGGCACGGATAGCACAGCTTCCCCTCAAGGATGCCAATGAGATGGTCATGCAGGGTAAGCACAAGGAGCTTATCAATGCCATGTGGGAAGCCAAGACCTATCGCCCTGACGGTATCGTCAACGGCGAGGAGCTTTGGTCATCTGTCTCTACCGATGAGATTGTTCACAGCGTGGACTATCCCTACATCGGACTGAACGACAAGACCCACGGACTCCGCAAGTCAGAGCTAACCACGATCACTGCCGGGTCAGGCATCGGTAAGTCTGCCTTGGTGCGTGAGATAGGGTATCACCTGATCAACATAGGAGAGCGAGTTGGCTTCATCATGCTTGAAGAAACCGTTAAGCGCACAGCTATGGGACTCATGGGGTTACACCTTAACAAGCCTCTTCATCTTGGTAGTGTTTCTACCGAAGAGTCTGAGCTACGTTCTGCGTTTAAGCATTGCATCGGTAATGGCAGGGTATATTTCTACGATAGCTTTGGTAGCACCGCTATCGACAATCTCCTTGCTAGAATCCGCTTTCTTGCACAAGGGGCAGAGTGCGATTGGATTATTCTGGATCACCTGTCTATCGTGGTTTCTGGTCTTGGGGATGGCGATGAAAGACGACTGATCGACAACGCCATGACAGCACTGCGTACCCTCGTTCAAGAGACAGGCGTGGGGCTGTTGCTTGTGTCACACCTCAAGCGTCCCGATGGTAACAAAGGGCATGAGGAAGGCGCACAGACTAGCCTCTCACAACTGAGGGGTAGCCACGCCATTGCACAGCTAAGTGACATGGTGCTTGGTATGGAGCGGAACCAGCAAGGTGAAGACTCCAACATGACAACAGTGCGTGTCCTGAAGAACCGCTTTAGTGGTGAGACAGGGGTGGCTTGTCATGTCCAGTATGATCCACTAACAGGTAGATTGCAGGAGTGTAATCCAGACTTTAACGAGGTAGCAGATGAGTTCTAACATGAAAGATGTAACAAGAGAGATGATGGTCAGTGAGTTCAACAAGGCAATGGGTCAGCCCGTTGATGTTCCTTACTCCAAGGCCGACTTGCACTTACGGATGCG